ATCCGCGACGTTGCAGATAAGACACCAGCAAAGCAGAGCATTCCAGGTTCAACAGTTGTTCTACAACGCTACGTTGACCTCGACCCAAAGACATCAACACTCACTGAAACAGCAGATGTTGATTCACTCGCACTCTCAACACCAACAACAGTAACAATTACACTCGCTGAATACGGTAACTCTGTTCTCGTAACACGCGCTCTTGAGTTGTTCTCACTTGCAGATGTTGACCCAGCAATTGCTAACATCATTGCGTTCAACCTTGCCGATTCTGTCGACAACGTCGCAATGACAACTCTTCGTGGTGGTACCAACGTAATCTACTCTGGTGCAACTGCAACATCAACAGCAACAGTAACTGCTGCTGCTACAATCACTTCTGCTAACGTCCGTAAGGCCGTTGCTAAGTTGCGCGCAGGTAAGGCAATTCCTCGCAAGGGTTCATTGTTCTGGGCTGGTATCCACCCAGAAGTTTCACACGACCTTCGTGCTGAAACAGGCTCTGCAGGTTGGTTGCTCCCTAACCAGTACGGTTCTTCACAGGACCGCATTTGGACAGGCGAAATCGGTACCTATGAAGGTGCATTCTTCGTCGAGTCACCACGTCTTTACAATGCTACAGATGGTGCGTCATCAGCACGTAACTATCGTACAATCATTGCAGGACAGCAGGCAATGGCACAGGCTGTTGCTGAAGAACCACATGTCGTTATCGGACCGGTCGTTGACCGTTTGATGCGTCACCGCCCAATGGGTTGGTACGGAGTTCTTGGTTTCGCACGTTACCGTGAAGAAGCCCTTTACCGTATTGAGTCTGGTTCATCAATCGCATCATAAGTTGATTGACTGTAGGGCTGGAGAAATCCAGCCTTATGGTAAATTCACTTTAAGGAGCATAATGGCAAACTATATCTTTACTACTCCGACAGTAGAAGAAGGTCCCTCTGGCGCAGCTCGTCTATTTACATTCTATAGATTGAAGAGGGGCGTAAGTGTTGCTAAACGCAATGGCGTTTACGTAACAGAACGTTACTCTGTCCAATCAGATGTCAACTCTGCGCAGGAATACTACTTAGGTGGTAGCAATCATATAGTAAGCGATACGACAAAGGCTGCTCTCATCGCAGCAAATATTGGAGTTACGGAAAGCAACTTTACATTAGCATAGGGGACACTATGGCAAAAAAAGAAGTTTGCGACCATATAGGGAAAATTCTTAAGTGGGAATATGAACTTAAGAATGGCAATATGGTTCAATATGTTTCATTGTATGGATGTACCAAATGTACTGCTACAAGTAAAAAATTGTGGCCGGGATTTGGCGAGATGAAAGCCAAGAGTGACCACATCGTTGGTGACTTCTGGTGTGAGTGTTTTGGTTGCAAAGCCAAGACGCTACAACTGAATGCTGGAGATGCCACTAGGGACATTCCAGATAAGAAATGGACTTCCGAGTTAAACGAATACAAGGCTGCTAGAGCAGAAGGTATCCAACCCGGAGGAACGACTCGAGCACATATCGAGGCAGCAAGAGAGGCTTCTGATAATATGGGCAAAGCCTATAATTCAGAAACTATGGCACCAGCACATCAAATCGACAAAAAGGTCGCAGGCGTAATGAAAGAACTAGGAGTATAACATGGCTAAAGGCAAAATGGAAATGTACGCATCTAAGGGCGCTATGAAGGCGCACGAAAAGGGCGAAGGCAAGAAGATGGCTGCATTTGAAAAGAAGCAGGGTATCAAGGATGTTGTTAAGAAGTCAGCACCTAAGTCATCTGCTAAGAAGATGGGTAAGAAGAAGTAATGGCTGGGGTAAGAACAACTCCAGGAATTACCAATAAGGAAGTTAATCCAATTAACCGAGCAGTACATACTTTTACAGGGTATATTGGTAACGTTGGTAAAGAGATTAAAGAAACTGCACAAGTATGGAAAGCAGGTTTTGATATCGCCGGTCCAACAGGTTACCCAGATGGTCCAGCAAAAGATGCTATTACTGCAAAGCAGAATGCTCTAGACAAGAAACTTACAAGCGCACAGGGTCAACTTTTTGGCGCTGTATTCCAGGGGCGTAGGTATAAGAAGTGAAGAAAGCGCATCCTGGATTCAAGGCAGTTGCTGCTGGTATCGCAAAGAAGCAAGGCATTTCAAAAGCCGGAGCCTCTGCAATCCTAGCATCAAGTGCTCGTAAGGCTAGCAAGGCAGCAGTAAAAGCAAACCCACGCCTCAAGAAAATTTCTGGCGTTGTAAAGAAGAAAGGTAAATAAAATGCAAGGTCCAGTATACCCACCAAAAGTGCGCGTAAAGGCTACAGACAATTCTAATACTACCAAAGACTTTGGAAACGTTGCTTCTGTAACGGGCCAGGATGGTAAAAAATATATTATCACTGGTAAAGTTATCACAAAGCCTAATCCAACGTATGTATATTCAGAAGGTGACAACCCAGTCACAAGAGTTGTGAAGAGGAAGTAAAATGGCTGAAAAGTATAGCAAGAAAACTTGGAATACACAGGTTAAGGTTCCACAGTCTACTATTGATACCATCAAGAAGATGGGCATGACTACAGCCCTTTCTATTGCTGGTTCATCAAAGAAGGCTGAGGCTGGTGGATATGTCAGCGCAGATGACCAAACATTCCGTGAGGGTGTTCGTCGTATGTATGGTGATACACGCTACCAGAATGCAATCTACAAGGCAAAGGCATCACCAGGACCAATCCAGAATAACCCAACATTGGGTTCTTTGGCTTCTAAGAACTGGCTTTAATAGAGAGTGGGGACAATGGAACAAGAGACAGTATCAATCGCGTGGTGTGACAACGGTAACGTTGATGGACGCTTTATGCAAGGCGTTACCGATGTCATCCTTCGTTCAGGAGTAAAATTCGAAACTACTCTTCGCAGTCAAGGCAATCAAATTGCCCGCCAGCGAAATAAAGTAATTAACTATTGGTATGATAACAATAAGTCAGATTGGCTATTGTGGGTAGACTCGGACGTAGTCATCAGCCCAGAAACATTTTTGAAACTTTGGGATAAGAAAGATGCGCTGACTAAGCCACTTCTTACTGGAGTATACTTTACTACAACTACACCGGAAGAACCATTGATGGTTCCACTTCCAACTATCTATGAGTTTGTAGAACGTGAAGGTGAATTTACCATCAAGGCAATTCACCCTTTGCCAGAAAATCAATTTATGAAAGTAGATGCAGCAGGAATGGGATTTGTCCTAATGCATCGAAGCGCAGTAGAAAAGATTAAGGGAATCTTTCCAGAAGGTAGCCATCCATTCTTTGCCGAGGCAGGAATTGACAATACCTTTATCGGAGAGGATATCTACTTCTTTATGCTAGCGGGTAAAGCCGAGATTCCAGTTTGGTGTGATACATCGGCACTTGTTCCTCATATGAAGCGATTCTCATTTGACGAGCATTATTACAAGGCTTTCCTAGATAAGCCTAAAGTTCAGGAAAAGCCTAAGAGCAAAATCATTCTACCAAAGTAAGAGGACGCAAATGACAACTCCAGCATGGCAACGTAAAGAAGGCAAGAACCCCAAGGGTGGCTTAAATGCCAAGGGACGGGCTTCTGCCAAGGCAGCAGGACATAACCTCAAAGCACCAGTCAAAAGCGGTGACAACCCCCGTAGAGCCTCATTCTTGGCACGTATGGGCGGTATGCCTGGGCCAGAAAGAAAGCCAAACGGCGAGCCTACAAGATTACTCCTATCCCTTCAAGCATGGGGAGCATCATCTAAAGCTGATGCAAAGAAAAAGGCAGCAGCAATTTCACAAAGAAATAAGGGCAAGTGATGAAGAAAGCCTTTTGGGATACAAAAAATCCTAAGAAAAAATCTACTCCATTAACTACTTCCCAAAAGTCTGCAGCAAAAGCACGCGCTAAGGCAGCAGGAAGACCCTATCCCAACCTTATTGATAACGCAGTAGTTTCAAAAAAGAATAAATCAAAGTAAGAAAGGTAGACGATGGCAACTGGATTTCCCGGTAGTGAGTTCTGCGGTGAGTTAAATAGACTTGCCAATGGTGGGACTTATCCTGCTCGTACAGCATTTCTAGATGACCAAGGAGCGGCAAACAAGTATGCCGGTACCACAGGTCTTGGAGTTGTTGGAGCATTAAATATCAAGGTTAGTGCCTCCCGTCAACCTAAAGACTATAAAGGTCTGCAAGCAGTATGTAACGAACTTGCTGGAACGACTGGCAATTCACCTGTAGCAGCATTACGGAGTATCAACTTATGACAACTTTACTAGAACTCGTTGATGAAGTATCATCAAATATGTCTGGCTATACTCTACAACAGGATAGAGCGACATACCTTACTTCTAATGTAACTACATCTACATCAACTATTGATAGCCCTACAATCCTTTCGGTTAACTCTACTGAAAACATTGGTAAGGGTATTGTTGAGATTGGTGAGGAACTTCTTTGGGTTGACAACTATGACCGTGTGGGAAATACTTGCACTATCTCTCCATTTGGTCGTGGTTATAATGGTTCAACTGCTACCACCCACTCTCGTGGTGATAAGGTTACAATCAGTCCAACATTCCCAAGAACTGCCATCAAGCGTGCATTGAATGATACTGTAAAGGCAATGTCATCTGTTCTATATGCTGTTGGCCGCACAGAATTTACATATCAAGTGCCAAAGAATACATATGGATTTAATGGTCTAGGCATTCGTAATATCCTTTCACTATCATGGCAGTCAACCGGCCCAACCAAAGAATGGATTCCAATTCGACATTGGGATTGGGATGTTGCTGCAGATGAGACAGTATTTGGTGCCGATGCACAAACAATCACAATTGGTGATTACATTACTCCTGGACGTAGAGTAAAAGTAATCTATGCAAAAGACCCGGATTACTTCACATCTGACACACAAGAACTTACCGACCTAGGATACCAGCAGTCTGTTAAAGATGTTGTAATCCTTGGTGCGTGTTACCGTTTGACAATGTTCCTAGACCCAGCACGTCAGTCAATGGTCAGCCCACAGGCTGATGAGACAGATGCTCGCCGTCCTTATGGAACATCCAATGCAATAACTAAGCAACTGTTCCAAATGTATAAGCAGCGCCTTGATGAGGAAATCATCGAACAGCAACGCCATTACCCAATCCGCGTCCACTACGCCCGTCGATAAGGTAGATAAATGACAACCCGTAACTACTCATCCCGCTCGCAGCAAACATCGTTAACTGCAGCAATCACCGCCTCGGCATCAACAATGAACGTGGTATCTGCAACAGCATTGCTTGGTGGTGTATCAATTTCTGCTGGACAAACATTCACAGTTGTCATCGACCCAGACACGGCGCTCGAAGAAATTGTTGACGTTACCGCAGTATCTACCAATACACTCTCTATTACTCGTGGTATTGATACAAGCCCATCAGTAGGACAGGCACACTCTGCTGGTGCAATCGTTCGCCACATGGTTATTGGTCGTGACCTTCGTGAGGCGAACACTCACATTGAGCAGACAAGCGGAACTATTCACGGACTTACAGTTGCTAACTTAGTTAAGACAACTGATACAGGAACAGTCACGGGCAGCATGATTGCAGACGGAACTATTGTTAATAGTGATGTTAATGCCTCTGCTGGCATTGCTTATAGCAAACTTACCCTTACCGGTTCTGTAGTTAATGGCGACCTCGCCAATACAACAATTACAGATGCAAAGATTGCCACATCTGCAGCCATTGCCCCATCTAAGATTGCTGGTACAGCAGTAACACAGGCTGATACTGGAACAGTAACATCTGCTATGATTGCAAATGGCACTATCGTTGATGCTGACATTAGTTCATCTGCTGCGATTGCAGCAACAAAGGTTTCTGGAACTGCAGTAACACTTGCAGATGTTGGAACCGTAACTGGAACAATGATTGCTAATGGCACAATTACAGACTCAGATATTAGTTCATCTGCTGCAATTACCAAAACTAAGATTTCTGGAACAGCAATTACTGCTGCAGACACAGGAACAGTTACAAGCGCAATGATTGCTGATGGCACAATTGTTAATGGTGATATCAGCACAACAGCAGCAATTGCACTATCTAAGTTGGCAACTGACCCACTTGCCCGTGCTAACCATACAGGAACTCAATTGGCATCTACAGTATCAGATTTTGATACTCAGGTTCGCACTTCTCGCCTAGACCAAATGGCTGCACCAACGGCATCTGTTGCTATGAATAGCCAAAAAATTACTGGACTGGCTACGCCAACATTGGGAACTGATGCTGCCACTAAGTCATATGCTGACGGGTTGATTACTTCCCTTGTTAACTCGGCTCCAACTACTCTTGACACTCTTAATGAGTTGGCTGCTGCTCTTGGTAATGATGCTAACTATGCTACAACAACTGCAACATCTATTGCTGCTAAGTTGCCTTTAGCGGGTGGAACAATGACAGGCGCAATTGCTATGGGTGGATTTAATATCACCGGAGTAGCAACACCTGTTAACTCAACTGATGCATCTAACAAAGCCTACTCAGATTTGAAACTAGCACTTACTGGTGGAACACTTTCAGGTGCTCTCGCCATGGGAAGCAACAAGATTACTGGATTAGGAACTCCTACTGTATCTGGAGATGCGGCAACTAAAGATTATGCAGACCTTAAGTTAGCATTAACTGGTGGAACTCTTTCTGGAGCCCTTGCAATGGGAACCAATAAAATTACTGGACTTGGGACACCAACTGCATCTACTGATGCTGCTACAAAAGCATACGCAGATACAATGCTTCCACTTGCTGGTGGCACTATGACTGGCGCTATCGCTATGGGTACAAATAAAATTACTGGTCTTGGCACTCCTACAGTCGGTACAGATGCTGCAACAAAGGCTTATGCAGATGCCATTCTTGTGGGTGCTCCAGGTAACTTAACTGGTCCAATTACATCTGTTGGCGCTGCAACATCTATTGCATCTCAGACTGGTACTGGTACTACATTTGTAATGAATACCAGCCCTACACTTGTTACCCCTGCACTTGGAGTTGCTACTGCAACATCTATCAATGGTACAACTATTCCAACATCTAAGACTCTAGTTGCCACTACAGATAAACTATCTGTTCTTGCTGCAACTACATCTGCAGAACTTGCTGGTGTTATCTCAGATGAGACCGGCTCTGGCTCGCTTGTATTTGGTACTAGCCCAACACTTTCTTACCCAGTTATCAATAACTTTGTGCTTGGATATACTACAACGGCAACTGCCGCCGGAACTACAACTCTAACCAATACTAGTAATAACCAGCAAATCTTTACTGGCACATCTACTCAAACAGTAGTAATGCCTGTCGCAAGCACGATGACATTGGGAACAAGATACCTCATTGAGAATAATAGTACAGGAAGTTTGACTGTTAACTCATCTGGCGGCAACCTAATTGCTACTGTTGTAACTGGAACAAGTATTAAGGTTACCAACATTCTTACATCTGGAACAGATGCTTCATCTTGGGATTATGAAGTTGTTGGCTTTAATGGCGCTACTGGTACAGGTTCTGTAGTTCTCGCAACAAGTCCAACATTGGTAACACCAGCGTTGGGCGTAGCAACTGCAACAAGTATTAACGGAACCACTATCCCAACATCTAAAACGTTAGTAGTGACAACAGATACTCTTGCCGTTCATGCAGCCACAACTTCTGCTCAACTAGCAGGTGTAATTTCTGATGAAACTGGTTCTGGTGCTCTTGTATTTGCTACATCACCTACTCTGGTAACACCAGCGTTGGGAACCCCAGCATCTGGTGTACTCACTAACGCAACTGGACTTCCAGTTTCAACTGGTATCTCAGGGTTGGCTACTGGTGTTGCTGCTTTTCTTGCTACACCAACATCTGCAAACTGGGCAACAGTAATTACTGATGAAATTGGAACAGGAAATGTTCAACTTTCAGACCTGGCTACAAATGCTCAAACTGTTTCTTATACTTTAGTTCTTGCTGATAAAGGCAAGTTAGTTGAAATATCTAATGCGTCTGCCAACAACCTTACAGTTCCTTTGAACTCATCGGTTGCTTACCCAGTTGGCGCACAAATTACTATCCTTCAAACTGGTGCTGGACAAACAACAGTAGTTGCTACTAGTGGTGTAACCATCAACGCAACACCTGGATTAAAACTCAGAGCGCAATGGTCTTCGGCTACGCTCATTAAGCGTGCTACAGATACTTGGGTTCTTGTCGGCGATTTGAGCGCCTAATGCCAATAGTTGGAATTCAAGCATCTGCTGATAAATCAGTACCTAATGCACCGACAATAGGTACTGCTACTGATGTTGGCTCAGGTCGTGCCTATAACAATGGGCAGGCTTCTGTTACCTTTACTGCGCCATCTTTTGATGGCAAGTTACCTGTCACTTCATACACAGTGACATCTAGCCCAGGTTCATTTACAGGCACGGGTGCCTCATCTCCTATTACTGTGGCTGGCTTGCAATCAAGCACATCATATACATTCACGGTAACTGCAACCAATGCAATTGGAACTAGCGGAGCATCTGCGGCATCTAACTCAATTACTGCAACTACTGTGCCAGCAGCACCTACAATTGGTACTGCAACGGCTGGAAATGCAAGCGCAACTGTGACATACACTGCTGGAGCAACTGGTGGCGCAACTGTCACTGCTTACACAGCAACATCTTCTCCAGGTTCATTTACAGGAACAGGCGCAAGCCCTATTACAGTTTCAGGTTTGTCTAACGGAACCGCTTATACATTTACAGTTACAGCAACAAATGCTAATGGAACATCTACAGCATCGTCTGCTTCTAACTCAGTAAGTCCTGTTGCTCCAGCAGTCGCTCCTTCATCTGTTGAATACCTTGTTGTTGCTGGTGGTGGTGGCGGTGCTACTGGTGGCGGCGGCGGAGCAGGTGGTTATAAAACATCTACTTCATATAGTGTTGCAAGTGGTACTTCATATACAGTAACTGTAGGAGCAGGTGGCGCGGCAGGACCTACGGCATTATATGCAGCATCGTCAAATGGAAACAACTCAGTATTTAACACAATTACATCTACTGGTGGTGGTGCTGGCAGCGGCAGTAACCCTGGTGGTGGTGCTAGTGGTGTAGGTGGTGGCTCTGGTGGTGGTGGTTGGGGTACTGGTACTGGTGGTACAGCAACTTATGCATCTCCTGCACAAGGTAATTCTGGCGGTAACGGCGCAGGTACATCTTATCAGGGCTACGGCGCTGGCGGTGGTGCTGGTGCTGCGGGTTCGGTTGGTACAGCAAGCCCTTCTGTCGGTACTGATGGTGGTATAGGCGCAAGTAATTCTATTACTGGAACTGCTACATATTATGCAGGTGGTGGAGGAACTCCTAATAACGGTCTAAATGTAGCAGGCAATGGTGGCTCTGGTGGTGGAGGAAATGGAGCCAACACTTATCTTGGTTATACTGCTCAAAACGGTACACCAAATACTGGTGGCGGTGCTGGCAGCGGTCAGTACCCTGCTAGCACATATGCTTCTGGTGGTTCAGGTGTAGTTATTATTGCTTACCCATCAAGCAACAGCACACTTGCTTCTATTAGCGGTGGTCTTACTTATTCAGTAAGTACATCATCTCGCTCGGGTTACAGAGTTTATACCTTTACAGGTGGAACAGGAACGGTGAGTTGGTAATGGCACATTACGCTTTTCTTGACAACAATAATATTGTTACAGAGGTAATTGTTGGCAAAGATGAAACCGAACTTATTGATGGCTTGACGCCTGAAGAATGGTACGGCAACTTTCGTGGTCAACAATGTGTAAGAACTTCTTACAATGGAAAAATTCGTAAACGTTTTGCTGGTATTGGTTATGTTTACGACCCAGTGCGTGATGCTTTTTACACACCTCAGCCGTTTGAATCTTGGACATTGAACGAAGATACCTGTCGCTGGGAAGCGCCAATTCCGCATCCTATTGGAGAGCAACTTTATTGGTGGGATGAGCCAAGCCAGTCTTGGGTATTGCCAACAGAGTAAGTAAAATTAACTAAGGAGACAGCATGACAAGAGATATTACCGAAGGTCGTGGAGACTCATCTGGATATGGTCGTTCGATTGCTGTTGACCTTGGAATTGTATCTTCTAACTCAATCTGGCAGAACACAGATGTTGCTTACGACACAGCGATAGGTGGGCTTCCATTTATCTATGCAATCAATGATGCACGACCTTATATCAGAGAAACCGCTCCATTCAAGAAAGACCAGTTTGACTCTCAGCAAGAGCCAGGAGAGCAATCTCTAACTGGTTGGTGGGTTCGTTCTCAGTCCTCATTCCATCATGGTTGTGGTATCAAGTTCTATGACCCAGGCCAAGGTGGAGATATTGTATCCTACCGCTTTGCTGATAGCAGAAATGTTGATGTATGGACTAAGGGCCAGGTATCCCTTCTTAGAAATATGACTCAGAACCATAACGTCACAACTGTTAACTCGACAACAACTGGTCGTGCTCGTCAAGATTTGCGTGCTATCCAATGGGTAAGCGGTGGAACAACCTATGATGGGGTTCTTCTCCATGATGGTTGGGATGTAGATAAGATTGACTCCAATGGAACTTATGTAGATTTTGTTGATTATAATACAGGAACTGCAGAACCGGTATACGCAATATGTGATGATGGCACATATGCCTATTGGGTAACTAACCATGTAGGTGCGGGTGCTAATAAATTGCATATGTTTAAGAAACCACTTTCTGGTGATTCAACTACTGGTGCCACTCTTCCCACACTTACGGGTGATATCACTCTTATGTTTAGTGCTACAGGAACTGTTGTTACCAATGCAACTATTGAATATGTAAAAGAACGTATCATTCTCTGTGTCAACAATTCAGTCTATGAGTTTTCAACTTCTGCAAGTTCTCTTCCTACTCCTGTATATACCCATCCAAATACTTCTTACATTTACACCGGAATTACAGCATCTGGTCCATCAATCTATGTTTCCGGATATAATGGAATCAAATCAACAATCCAGAAGTTTAGCCTTACATCTGCGGGCGCTCTTGTTTCATTAACATCAGCAATTACTGCAGCAGAAATGCCTCTTGGCGAAGTTGTACATAGTATCCACTACTACCTTGGTATCTTGATGATTGGTACAAGCAAGGGTGTACGTGCTGCATTTGTATCTGACCAAGATGGTTCTTTGTCCTATGGTCCACTCATTGTAGAGACTGCACAGCCATGCTATCAATTTGCTACAAGAGACCACTATGTATGGTGTGCAACCGGCGTAGCAGGTGAGGCAGGAGCAATCAGAATTGATATTGGTGTTGCCATTGAGACACTTCGATATGCTTGGGCATATGACGTATACGTGCCATTGGTAACTAACCAGACAACTGGTATTGCATTTATTGGAAGTACAGATAGAATTGCATTCTGTACAAATAAAGTTAACTCAACAAATGGTTATCTGTACCTACAGGATTCAGCAACCCTTGCAACAGATGGATACATCAAGACTGGAAACATCCGCTTCAATACCCTTGAGCCTAAGCACTTCGAAAGAATCTTGGGACGTGGAAATTTCAAAAATGGCGAGTTAACAATTGTATCAGTTGACAAGAATGATGTCGAGTATGACCATATTACATACAGTTCAGTAATTGATTCTATTGAAGTAACTACTGAGCCACCTACCTCATCAACCGAGTATGTTGCCTATAAGTTTGAATTCTACAGAGATGCCACAGATACTACTGCTGGTCCACTCTTCAAGGGATACCAAGCGAAAGCAGTTATTGCTGCTCCGCGACATAGAGTACTCCAGTTCCCACTATTTTGCTATGACACAGAGACAGACCGATATAATGCTGTTACCGGATACGAAGGTAGAGCATTTGAAAGAATCCTTGCTCTAGAGCATTTGGAATCTGATGGAGATGTTATCACATGGCAAGATTTCAGTACCGGAGAAATCCAATCTGTGGTAATTGAAAAGGTAAACTTTACTAGAGCGACCCCACCAGACAAGCGTTTCAGCGGCTTTGGAGGAATCCTCACTATACAACTTAGGACAGTATAATGAATATTAACCCAGGAACTTGGGCTGCAATCGTAGTAGCAACCTGTACAGTAATTGGAGCAGTTGCCGGACTATTACGATTTATGGTTATCCACTACCTTAATGAACTTAAGCCAAATGGTGGGTCTTCATTGAAGGATGCAGTCAAGCGTCTGGAACATCGCGTTGATGATTTGTTTATTCTAATAGCGGAGAAGATGTGACTCAAGCAACTGATTTTGTGGCCAAGGCTCGAGCAGAGATTGGCACAGTAGAGACTGGCGAGAACCTAACCAAGTATGGTAAGTTCACCAAGCATGATGGACAACCTTGGTGTGGCTCATTCATAATGTGGTGCGCCAATGAAGTAGGATTTAAGAAGATGCCCAACTGTGTGTATACTCCGTCTGGGGCCACAGCATTCCAAGGTACAGGAGCATGGTCTAATCACGAGACTGCCAAGCCTCAGCCTGGAGATATCGTCTTCTTCAACTTTGATGGCAAAGGCATTCAGCACGTTGGAATCGTAGTCAAAGATAATCTTGATGGCACAGTAGTGACTGTTGAGGGGAATACATCCCCAGACAAGAAGCCTACCGGCTCTCAGGCAAATGGTGGTGAGGTCTGTATGAAGGTTCGTGCATACCGCTCCAACAACAAAAGGAATCTACCAGTATTCGTGGTAGGTTTTGGTCATCCAAAGTGGGACAAGTAACGAAAGGTAATACATGACAAAAGCAAAAGTAGAGGCAATCGTAAGTTCATACCTACGTGCAGCCCTTGCAGCAGTAATTGCCGTATATATGACAGGGGAAACTAACCCTAAGAGTCTGGCTATGGCTGCAGTTGCAGCGGTTGCTGGACCTGTATTTAAGGCTCTTGACCCTAAGGCAGTAGAATTTGGTAAGGTAGGCAAGCCTAAGGCATAGCCTAAAATCGGGCTTAAATGCCCTTTAGAGACAACAAAACCCCCGACTCTAGGAGTAATCCTAGGGAAGGGGGTCTTTTGTCGTTTTAGGTGGTAATGGATGGGAGTCGAACCCACGAAGCCGTCGCCACTTTAGAGGGGCACGATATCGGAACTTATCCTAAAAAAGTCTGGCTTCGCCACCGCCAGTCCGCATTACCAAGTTTAGTCACAATCGCATAAATCCCCAGAGTCTTCTAATGCTTCAAGTAGGTTCTGGATTCGCCGTGAGCGGAGTTGAGCACGGACTTCATCGATGAGTTCAAATGCTAGGTAGGCTAATGCTGAGCCCGCTAAGACACCATAAAATACTGCTTGGAATGTAGTTGACATAGTACTCCTTAGTATGTATAATGATATATATTATTATATAATCTACTATAACGAATGCCTAAGCATTCGTATATAATATCTTATTAATTAATTATACACATAGATTCTTTCTAATGTCAAATACTTATAAAGTTAACTATTTGACAAATACACAATTGTAATTTACACTACACCATATGACGATACAACTTGAAGAATATACCCTACCCGAGCACATCTCGTACTCGGCTATTACCACATTCATCGACTGTGGCTACCAATACTACCTAGGGCGACTCCTGCAAAAGCAGGAAGAGCCATCTGTGTGGTCTGTCGGAGGTTCTGCATTCCACCGAGCAACTGAACTCTACGACTTGGAGAACCTATGAGCACTAATAGCCTATGGGTTACAGCGTGGGAAGAATGCAAGGGCGATACTGACCTAACCAATGCTCGTGTTGGTGGTCGTGCTACCAAGGCATTCCCCAATAAGGAAGACGTTTCCTTCTGGCAAGCAACTGGACCCAAGTGGGTCGAGAACTATATTGCTTGGCGCAAGAACAATCCTGGATGGAAAATCTGGACAACACCTGACGGCAGGCCGGCGGTGGAACTTGCTCTTGAGCCTGTCGTTGCTGGTGTTAAAATCAAAATGATTATTGACCGAGTGTTTGAGGTCGATGGTGAACTTGTGGTAGTTGACCTTAAAACATCTCAGCAATTGCCATCTAGCAGTCTACAACTTGGCTTTTACAAGTTAGGTCTTGAGCAGGAGTTTGGTCAACCTGTAAACTGGGGCAACTACTATATGTCACGTGACTCTGGTACTGCCTCAATGATTGACTTGTCTGGCTATACTCGGGACAAGATGGAGTATCTAGTCGAAACATTTGACAAGGCACGCAAGTCTGCGATATTCTTGCCCAACACAAACAATTGCCAGTATCGTTGTGGTCTTACACAGTTCTGTCAATTCTCTACTAAGAAGGAAATCTAATGGAAATCAAATTCGAAGATATCATCAC